GACTATAAGAATCCCAGACGTGGTATCACAGAACTACGGTACATTGACCCACGTAAGATTCGTAAAGTAATTGAGTACGAACAGCAGAAGGAGAAACAGTTTATTGATCCTCGTACAATGGAAGCGCAAGTAGCTCCACGTACTGCTGAGTATTATATTTACAATCCTAAGGGTATCAGAGGGATGGAGAACTCTGGTGTAAAGATTGCACCTGATGCCATTGCTATGACCCACTCTGGTCTGAAGGATTTAAATAAGAATGTTATAATGTCGCACTTGCACAAGGCGATTAAAGCACTTAACCAGCTGAGGATGATTGAAGACTCGCTGGTTATCTATCGTTTATCACGTGCACCAGAGCGTAGAATATTCTACATTGATGTAGGAAATCTTCCTAAGCAAAAAGCAGAACAGTACCTCCGTGAGGTAATGTCACGCTATAGGAATAAGCTAGTGTACAATGCAGACACTGGTGAAATTAGGGACGACAGGAAATTTATGTCGATGCTAGAAGACTTCTGGCTCCCAAGAAGAGAAGGTGGACGTGGTACAGAGATCACTACGTTACCAGGTGGACAGAACCTAGGTGAGTTAGAGGACGTAAAGTATTTCCAGAAGAAACTTTATCGTGCGCTTAATGTACCTGAGTCTCGTCTCGAATCAGAATCAACATTTAACTTAGGTCGTGCTGCTGAAATTACCAGAGATGAAGTTAAGTTTCAGAAGTTTGTTACCAGACTTCGTAAGAAATTCTCTGAGTTATTCCACGATTTACTTAAAACACAATTAGTGCTCAAAGGTATTATCTCCCTCGAAGAGTGGGATGATATGTCAGAGCATATTCAATATGATTTCATTGCTGACAATTACTTTAGTGAACTTAAGGAGAAAGAAATTCTCACTGAGCGTCTAAATCTATTGACTGCAATGGATCCATATGCAGGTAGGTACTTTAGTTTAGACTATCTTCGTCGTCAAATTCTTAAGCAGACTGATGCTGAGATTAAATCAATTGACAAACAGATGAAGAAGGAAATAGATGAAGGTAAGTTACCAGACCCTGCATCAATCGATCCCGCAACTGGTATGCCAATGGAAGATCCTATGGGTCAAGGAATGGAAGAAATGCCAGAAGATATGGGTCCAACTGGAGTGCAAGCAATTGCCCCAGGGGACTATAAACGCGGGGAATTCTAAATAGTACTGATTGAGGATTAATTATGCCAAGTGATGTCGCTATGGATGTCGTTAACAAACTGTTTTCTGGATCTAAAGATCTCAGTACAGAAGTTGACAAAGCAATGATGGCCTTTTCTGCCGATGCAATTGATGCAAAGAAGAAAGAGATGGCTAAATCATTTTTAGATACACCGCCCGAACCAGAAGAGGAGCAATCTACAGATGAAACTGATAACGGAACAGATTGAAGACGTTCAAATTCTTGAAGAATCCACTAAGGATGGCAAGAAGAATTTGTATATCGAAGGTACTTTCCTTCAGGGTAACCTAAAAAATAGGAATGGTAGGTACTATCCTATCAATACTTTGGAGCGTGAAGTAAACAAGTACAATGAATCATTCGTTAAAAGTGGTAGAGCACTCGGCGAACTTGGTCACCCTGATGGTCCAACAGTAAATTTGGATCGTGTGTCTCACTTAATTACTTCACTAGTGAGAGAAGACACGAATTTCAAGGGTAAGGCAAGGATTCTGGATACCCCTATGGGTAACATTGCTAAGAACTTACTTGGTGAAGGAGTTAAGCTTGGCGTTTCTTCTCGTGGTATTGGATCACTGAAGGAACAAGATGGATGCAAAATGGTCGCTGATGATTTCATCCTTGCTACAGCAGCAGATATCGTTGCTGATCCTAGCGCACCAGATGCCTTTGTTAATGGCATTATGGAAGGGAAGGAATGGGTATGGCAAAATGGTGCCATATTAGAATCAGAATTAGAGCGTGCTAAACGTCATCTTGACAATGCACCATCACGCAAAGCCCTGGAAGAGAGAAAGCTTTCCGCGTTCTCCCATTTCCTTGGATCTTTGTAATGTATAAATATTTTTAGCAAAACAGCTATGTACGAAGGAGACACAACAATGTCCGAAGAGAATACTGAAGTAAAGGTTACCGAAGAACAGGAAGTCACCGAAGCAAAATTCGACGGTGCCGTTGCTGATGGTTCAACCTTAGGATCTGTAGAAGTTTTGGGAGGACCAACTCCACAGAACTCTAAACCCGATGATGAGTCTAATAAATTGAAGGCTCCTTCACAGACACAGGCTTCACCACCTAAAACAAAGCCAAGTGCGGCTTCTGGTCAAAAAGCAGAATTCAGCACGAAGGGTGATGTTCAGGCAGGTGTTGAGCTTGAGGGTGAAAACCTTATAGAGGTTGATGTTACTGCTGATGTTGAGGCACTCACCAATGGTGAAGACCTTAGCGAAGAGTTCAAAGCAAAGGCAGCAACAATTTTCGAAGCAGCAGTTGTTTCGCGTCTCAATGAAGAGTTAGACAAGGTACACGAAGAGTACTCTAAAACTCTCAATGAGGAAGTAGAAAAAGTCAAGTCCGAGCTTGCCGAACAGGTAGATGAGTATCTAACCTATTCAGTACAGCAGTGGATGGATAAGAACAACCTAGCAATTGAAGCAGGACTGAAGTCCGAGATTGCTGAGTCAGTTGTATCAGGACTTAAAAAAGTATTCGTCGAGAACTACATAGAAGTTCCCGAAGAAAAAGCAGATATCATCAACGAGATGGCATCTGAGCTTGATTCAATGGAAGCAAAACTCAACGAGCAAGTATCAAACAACGTTGAACTCACCAAACAAGTTGGCAGCTTTGTCAAGAATGGGATTGTGAAAGAGATCTCCGAAGGTCTAGCATCTACTGAAAAGGAGAAGCTAGAGAGTCTCGCAGAAGGTGTTGAGTTTGAAGATGAAGAGTCATTCCGCAGCAAGGTTAACCAGCTGAAGGAATCTTATTTCCCAAGCAAGCCTGCAGCAGGTACCGAAACGGTAGCTGAAGATGCAGAGCCTGTTGTGGACACAGATATGACGGAATCGATGACTAAGTACGTCGATGCTCTCCGTCGCTGGACTAAGTGAGATTTAGTCAAACCTTTTAAATAAAAACTACTTTTAGGAAAAAAAGCAATGTTCAATGCAGAACAGTTGCAGGAAAAGTGGAACCCCGTTCTAGAAGCCGATGGTGTTGATAACATCAAGGACAATTATAGAAAGGCCGTTACCGCAGTCCTGCTCGAAAACCAAGAAAAATTTCTCAGAGAGGAGGCTGGTGTACTAACTGAAGCCGCTCCTACTATGAGTGCAGGTACAGGTGGTTTTACCGCTGGTAGTACCGCAACTGGTCCAGTTGCTGGTTTCGACCCTGTTTTGATCAGTCTGATTCGCCGTAGTATGCCTAAGCTAATTGCTTATGACATCGCTGGTGTTCAGCCAATGACTGGTCCTACAGGATTGATCTTCGCAATGCGTTCACGCTACGGTACCAACCGTACTGGTGGAGCTGAAGCATTCTTCAATGAAGCTGATACTGAGTTCTCTGGAGAGAACGCAGCAAGCGATCTAGGAAGAACAGCACAGTCTGGATCTAACCCAGGTCTTCTTAACGACAGTGGAACCTACAACACTTCAGAAGGTATGCCAACGGCAGAATCTGAAGCATTAGGTGATGCTGCTGGAAACCAATTCGCTGAAATGAACTTCAGCATTGAGAAGGTTACCGTAACTGCTAAGTCACGTGCCCTCAAAGCTGAGTACAGTTTAGAATTGGCTCAAGACCTCAAAGCCGTTCACGGTTTGGATGCAGAGTCCGAGCTAGCAAACATCCTCTCAACAGAGGTTCTTGCTGAAATCAACAGAGAAGTTGTTAGATCTGTATACAAGGTTGCAAGACCTGGTGCTCAGAACAACACTGCTACTGCTGGAATATTCGACTTAGATGTTGACTCCAATGGTAGATGGTCTGTTGAGAAGTTCAAAGGTCTTCTCTTCCAGATTGAAAGAGATATGAACGCAATCGGGCACGAAACTCGTCGCGGAAAGGGCAACATATTGATTTGCTCTGCTGACGTTGCTTCTGCACTATCAATGGCTGGTGTACTTGATTACACACCTGCTCTTGCTGGTAATAGCAACCTACTTCCAGACGACAACAGCAGCACCCTTGCAGGTACTCTTAACGGTCGTATCAAGGTCTATGTTGACCCTTACTCTGCTAACGTTAGTGATCGTCACTACTATGTTGGTGGGTACAAAGGATCTTCTGCCTATGATGCTGGAATATTCTACTGCCCATACGTTCCACTACAGATGGTACGTGCAGTCGGACAAGACACCTTCCAACCAAAAATCGGATTCAAGACTCGTTATGGTCTTGTTGCTAACCCCTTCGCTGAAGGTACCGATCAAGGACAGGGAGATCTCGATCCTAATAAGAACCGCTACTACAGACGTGTTCTTGTTGACAACCTTATGTAAGAAGCATATATTCTTACTTCAAGACAAGAGACCCGCAAGGGTCTCTTTTTTTGTCTATAATTATAAATATAACTGTCGAATGGTACCGAGAGATGAACGGTAGACTAGATAAAGTTACAATGACTGCTAAGCTCACACGTCTTAAAATCGAGCTAGCTGATAAATGTAAAAGAAATGAGATGGGAGAATGGGAGTGTATAGGTGCAGATAAGTATCTCAACAAAGCACTCGATGTTCTAGAAGAGTTTTATATGTAAGCTAAATAGTGGTGGACGGATGACCACTAAAATAGTTAATGTCTTTCACATCGCAAATCGCTAATAGGAATTTCTTAAGTCCAGGTGGCTTCCGCTTCACATTGGGTAAGTATCCTAAGGTGGCATATTTTGCTCAAGCAGCTAATATTCCAGGTATATCAGTAGGTGAGGTTCAACAACCTACCCCTTATCGTACAACTTTTAGAGAAGGTATGATGACCTATCAACCATTCTCCTTAAGGTTTATGGTGGATGAGGATCTTGAAAACTATATGATAATGCATAACTGGATGAGAGGTCTGGCCACTCCTGATAATTATGCAGAGCGTGAGAACCTAGATACCGTTGAGATGAATAGACCTTCTGCTCAGCTTGGTAATTTAAATTATGCTGACGGTACCCTATTTGTTTTAAGTTCTAATTTTCAACCCAAGTTCCAGGTATACTTTAGAGATTTAATTCCTACAAGTTTAACTACTCTAGAATTTGATAGTAATTTATCTGACACAGAATACTTCAGTGCTCAGGTAGATTTCACTTACGTTTCATATCAAGTACAAAATCTAAACGGACAACAAATCTCAAAATTAAAATAATACATTATGGATCCCCTTGAAAATGTGAAGCAGCAATGGGCTGCTGACTGTATCATTGATGATGAGAAATTGGATCAGGAGTCTTTAAAGATCCCTTCTCTTCACGCTAAGTATATGGATTTTTATTCCAAATATAATTTGATACTGGCAGATAATAAGTCGAAACTGAAAATAATATTGCGAGATAAATGGATTTACTATAACGGTAAGGCTTCACCAGAGACTTACAAGGAGAATCCTTTTGACTTAAAAATTCTTAAGGGTGATCTTCAGAAATTTATAGAAGCGGATGATGATATAAGAACACAGGTACTGAGAATAGAGTACTTCGAAACTGTCATAAATTATATTGATGGTATATTGAGGCAGATAAACAGCAGAACGTATCACATTAAAAATGCTCTAGAGCATAGAAGATTTGAAGCGGGATTCTAATGACTGTCATATCAAAAAAGAATGAGGTCTATCTTAGGGTAGATACTGAACAGTATATCCATCAGGAACTGGCAGATTACTTTACATTTGATGTACCTAATGCTGCTTTTCTCCAGAGACAGAGGAGATATAAGTACTGGGATGGTAAGATTCGTCTGTACTCTCCTGGTACTGGGGAACTTTATGTTGGATTATATGATTACTTGATAGAATGGTTGAATAAGAAACGTTATGATTACACTATTAAGGAC